CCCGGACAATATTTCAACGCTACCCTAGAAGGAATACTAGCAGAATCATCTAATGTAATGGACCCAGTTGCTACATCTACTACATATAAGATAACTGACATGGGAACCACACCATTCGATTTCACCTCAGCCCTATCCTCTTTCAGAATTAAGATCCACAACAAGAAAAAGTATTTCCTACCCTATGGAAACACCATGACTTATCAAATCCGTGATCCTAAGAATCGACAGTTCATGAAAGATGCTGTTGATGATGTTGGAGGTAGTAATTATCCTGGAGCTACTAAGCATTTACTTCTTATCGCTAAGGGACTCCCTGGATCTAATACAGACCCCGGGTCTGGAATCCCCAATGTTTATAGTGTAAACCTAGCTTTGGGACTAACCCGAAAGTACGCATACAAGATTAACGAATCTGACGGAGATAAAGCCGGAGGCGCTTAATTGGAAAACATATTTACTTTGGCATCTTGATAGTTAGTGTAAACTGAAGTACCTGTGTAATTCATTACCTTCCACTCAGAAACACGCCGCTCAAAAGACCCAAAATATACGTTATTATACCAGTTATCAGGTAACGCATTAGTTGTGATGATAATAGTTTTGCACACCATCTGGAGTTGGCCGCCTTTGGATTCAACAAGCAAAGGATACCGGTCACACAACCTGAGCAACAGGTCGAATGGCAACCATCCATAGAATTCATCCAATATGACGGTCTCCTGTCCGGAGTATCCACACCACCAGTTGCTTCGCTGCTTCCAGTAGGCATTCGGGTAGTTGTCCATAGCCCATCTTGACTTTCCTGTCCCAGTAGGTCCTTGTATAACAATAACAGACATTTCATGATTTCTCGGTTTAGTCGTGATTGTACGGTAACGTTCAAACGCCTTAAAGTAACGTACCCAAAGGGTAAAATGCTCATCAGCTATATTTGCTTCTTCAACACCATCTTTAATCTTAGCTTTAATATCTAGAAGCTCAGCCTTCTCTGAATTTGAGGGTCCTCCTCGAATAATGCTCTTCGCTCTCTCCAAAGTGATTCCGAAGGCCCAGGGTCCTTGGACACGGGTGTCATCCTTGGTGCAGTACTCGAGTGCCTGCGCCCTCGTTCCCTTTCGTCTCTCCGCATGGCACGTTGGAAAATCTCTTTTAACGCTTCCAATTCTGACGGCGTTAGCATACTCGATATACGCTTGGAGATGGAGAGTACCCTGCTCGCCTCGTTCCAGTTGACCAACGATCGCCTTGTGTTTGGATTCATCGTATTTAGATTCCAAATTGTAAGTTGGGTTGTTAACAGTAATAATCCAGTATCTTGAAGTCATCTGTCTCAGAGACAGAAAATTGAAAAGTGAGACAACATCTCATCCCCGACCGGGCTTTCCTAAGAGAGTAGTATTCCACGCGCATGAAAAAATGCCGGGACAATACACAAAAAAAGACCTAATTTTGTGAGCCAAAATATATGTTTAGAACATGTTAGGACTTACACTCCCCTAAGGTTAGGAGGGTTGTCATTGTAAAATACAAACCCCTGTGTCTCAGCGGTGGAGGAGTATTACCCACCGCTGTGAGACCGAGACAGGTCTCATTTCTAAATTTACAAGATGCCGTACACGTTGAGTAAATCACGAAGACGTTGGAGTTCTCGAGTTGTGAAAGGCGCTAATTGGGGTCGCCGAGCCTATAACGCAGCCAATACAATCGGAAGAGCTTACCAAGCATATAGACGCTATCACTCTAGCAAACGCATGACAACAGGACGTGGAGTTACCAATCAATATGATCGCACAAATGTGTATCGAAAGAAACGCATGCCCTTCAAAAAACGAAGGCGCTGGAAGAAATTCGTCCAGAAGGTACGGGCAGTAGAAAACTCAACACTTGGTACAAGAACACGTGTGTATAATCAGAGGATTGAGATTCAGCAGGGATCTGGTGGAACTGGTAGCCAGACCGCAAAACAACTCTGTAGGAGTGTCTGCCTCTACGGCAATAATGATCGTACAACCGCAGACCTAGCTGTAACTAGGCGCGATCTCAACAACATTGTGATGTCTGACTCAGATATCCAAAAAAGTGGAAAGATCCAAATGGTTTCTGGTGTCTTTGATATGACTCTTCAGAATAGATCTGTAGACGCAATAGGAGCAGAGATGGGGATAGAACTAGACGTTTATCTAATAACCGCGCGAAAACGCTTTCAGTTTAAAAACGATGCTGACCCCGGACAATATTTCAACGCTACCCTAGAAGGAATACTAGCAGAATCATCTAATGTAATGGACCCAGTTGCTACATCTACTACATATAAGATAACTGACATGGGAACCACACCATTCGATTTCACCT